CAGCCTACCAATTCGCTGAAGTCTTGACCGGTTCTTGTTGCATAAAAGTTAACAAGAATGAATTCGGCTGCACGAGTAGGTTTGATGTAGATATCAACTACCATCTCGTTGCGATCGATCACTTCAGGTGTGTTGTTACGCTCGTCACATACTAACAAGTAGTCGTACATGCCTTGCGTGTTCTTCACCTCTTCGAATATAGGTCTCAACACGTTCAACGCCTGTGTTCTCGTGAACAACGTGTTTGGCTCAAATACAAAGTACTTGATCGTGTTGAGTACTGCTTTTTGCAAATACAAGAACAATCTACGTACGTTGATTCGATCAAACGCACTAGGCTTGACTTGCATGGTTTTCTGACCGAAGATCACAAAACCTTCGTTCGGGAAACTTGCTACTGGGTTCAATCCGATTGAATACAGTTGGTCTCTCTCTTTTTGTTTTGGATAGAAAGCGAGATCCGCCATTCCGCTGAGAAGACCTCTCGTGAAACCTGCTGGTGCGAACCATGGATAAAAGTTACTATCTGTGTTACCCATGTTTGCTGCTGCAAATCCACTGAACGGCACCCAAACACCTCTGTTCAACACCTTGTCATTGACGAACGCCCAACTAGCGTAACTCACGCAATAGTTGCTGTTCTTGGTTCCACCGGTGAGGGTGTGTCTCAATGGCCAGTAAATGTGTTGCGAGAAGTTGACACCTTTTTGACGATTCTGACTCGTGAGAATCTTGGTGTTCCTTCCTTGTACAAAAATGTATCTCAATGGATCGGCAATAAAAATGTTGTCTTTACGCTGGAATTGACAGAAATTTTTGAATGTATCAAAAATAGTGTCATATTGCACCAGGTAATCAATTGCACTTCTGTTGTCAATCACTTTGGTGGTGTACAGACCATTTCCGCTAGCGGGTGCTGATTCTGTTGTTTCGAAGTTACCTATGTCGTAGAATTCGTCCTCGTCGAAATTTGCAGTTCCACCTTTACTTCCAACGTAAACTGTACCCAATCCTGCTTCAATTGTGATATCGATTGGGAACAAGTCAAAATTGTCAGCTAGTTCGAACACACGCTCCAGTTTGGCGGGAATGTTACCCACTTCTCTTGCTTGTGCTACTTGTTTCTGATAAACTCCATGAGGGTATAGATTGCGACCATGCTTGACAGCTATCTTACCAGATTTCATGTACTGCTGCACCCAAGACAGGTAGAGTCTGTCTGTGTTCTCTTCATTGGCGTTCAAGAATGATTGTTCGATCTTGAGATCTGTGATCTCTGGAGTGTCTGGTGCCATGTCGCCAGCTTCTACAATCTCTTCGTAGCGACGAACGTCTTTGATTGGAAGTACACGCACCTTCTTAGTGGGTAAGCCGTGCTGGTCTTGCCAATTTCCACCGTTTTTCGAGATACCATCATTGATACGTAAAATCAAGTTGGCACTACCTTCAGCTTCACTCTCGATAAAGAAACTGGTTGCAGCTCCACCGGACGATTGGAATTTTTCACGGAAATGATTTAAACTTCCCACAACACTATCAGCTAGTATGAAGTCCAATTTGTTTGTGTCTGCTTCAAGTGTGGATTGACGTATCTTGAACACTCCGATCGAAAGCACGTCACTGAATTCATCAGTACCGATGTTGTTTTCGCTCAAATTCTAGAGAACTTCACTGATACTACCATCTAATCCGACTTGCTTTTTGTTACCAAATTGATCGAATGTAAATCCAGCACTCAAGCTGATTGTCAAACGGCTCAACGTACCAGCAGATTCGTCAGGTACATCAACATAACCTCCGGATGTACCGCCTAGTTTTTTGCTGAGCGATTTGAGCTTGCCCACACTGTCGTAATCGGTAGCTGGGTTCAAATTAGTGTTGTCCGACAATCCTACATAATAACCTTCGAATTTCTCATTGATTATGAATTTTTTATTGTTGATCAATAACAACCCGATACCGCCTTTGAGAGACAGGTCATTGAAAGTGTTGAATGTTTGGTTCTCTAATTTGCCGGCTCCAGTTTGCTTGAGCGACACTTCTCCTTTTACAAGTTGCTGATACTGTTCAGCGTCTAGTTCGATGTTTGAAGGCTCACCAAAATAGAATCTGTCACTTGAACCCAAGTCCCAGCCAATTTTTGTTGTCAACCAGGTCGCAAACTCTGCTAGTTCGGGTATCAAGTAAAAATATTTAGCTGGTATTGAGTCTTCGTCACCTGCGACATACTCCTCAAAAAATCCAGGATTATCATTGGTTCCGTAACCAGACAAAGGTTTGGAAGCGAAACCAGAAGCGTCGTCATCTGCCAAGCCACCTGGATAACTCATGAAACCAGGAGTCACATCATCGTTTCCATGAACTTCATGTATGTATGTGAGATGGTCTGGTAGTTTTTGAATCAAACGAACAACAGCTTCTTTGACTGTTCCGTTTGTTCCTGCTATAGTATAACCAGGAGGAGTAGAGTCTAATGCCGCGGCAAGATCTGCTGCTTCCACAATTTTAAATGCTACATCCAGTGAGACGTCAGTTATATCTTGATTGGCCGGCAGACCGGAGTTCACAAAAATAAACACCTTGTCACCACTCTCAGCTGTGGGATTGTTCGCACTGTCAATTGTCATGGCCGTGTCATCGTCGCTTGTCACCATGGGACGTGGTATAACTGGGTACACCTGAACACTAGCGTTATCAGCCACTGTGGATCCTTCACCTGTACCGTATGGTAGTCTGGTGACTAACAAATTAGCAGGACTCTGAAAGATAGCTTTCAACGAGTGGTACATGTACCTCTCAGCTGCGTTCTGTGGTAATCCGTAGATCTGTTCGAACTCTGCTAAGCTCGTCACGGTGAGCAACTCGTCTGTTGGCCCTTGGCTTGTGAAACCAGGGACAAACACTGTTGTTCCTACAGGTAAATTAGGTCTCAAAGAAAGATCAATTTCTTTGATTTCAACTCCGGGGGATTGTATTGTTCTTGC